GTGCTTTTCTTTAAACAACCGTAAAAGAAGGTAAAACATGATAATAACATGACAACCACAATTATCAGCAGTAGTATTATTAGACCCAGATCTATTTCCTTTTTCTACCTTGAAAACTATACCATTTTCATCAATTACATAGGAATAGACAGTATTATCTGTAACATACTGAAGAAGGTCTTCCAACCAGTCAGGTCTAAGAAGGCACGAATTTCTAATCTCGTACCACTCTTGCATTATCGGCAATAACCTGTCCCAGCCAGACACATCAGAGGAGAAGAGAAACCTAAATTTTCTCATCGTCTTAACAAAACGGTCAAACCCACCATACTCCTTAACAAAACCATACCTAATAAAAAAATGTAATGACTTTGCACATTCCATTAATCCTGCATTTTGATTATCATAGCAGAATTTTTGGCGTAGCAAAAAGTCAAAATCACTCACTAAAAAAGTACGAATTTTCTCAAGAAGAATTTCCTCCATTGGCAAAAATTCCCGTTTGGGAACATTTTCAAAGAGGGGGTCAAACCAATCATTAAGGCGACGCATAAGTAACTCTCTTCCATCGAACACCTGAGCTTTAGTTCTCAGCCCATATTTTTTAAAAGTAATTCCAGCCGAAGCTTTGGGATTGTATTCAGAAACATCATAACCTACTGGCACACGAAGAGCGCTATAACAGTGAGTTTTGGCGTACTGACACGCAAGCTTAAAAAGTTCATTATCTGGTTTTACAGTTGGGAAATCCATTTTCCTGATTGCTTTAGGTACATTGCTCTTTTTAGGAAGAACAACTCTACAGGTAGCATTATCTTGAATAAACTTAAATCCTTCAAGGGCCTCAAGTTCATAGTACAAGGGTACTCTTTTAATCATAAAAGAAGCTTCCCCAGGATCATAAGGTATCTTGTGGTTGATCTTACCAACAACTTCCAAATGTTCATATTTCTTCTTTTCTCCTAGAGTAGGAAGTCGAAACTCTAAGAGTGGGTCCACATAGGGGTGGGACCCGACGTCACCAGGCTTTAGTTTTTTCCTTGAGGGGCAAGGCACTTAGACAAATGTGCTTGCAGCTTATAAGCAGGAATGAAAACGTTTCCGCTATCATCCCCACGTGTTCCAGCATGCATTCCCTCAGTAATAGTGTCAACAACTTTAGAATAATAAAGTCCTCCACAATCTCCTTCTTCAGTAGTATTGTAAACAACTTTTAATCCAGTCGAAACCTCATCTTTAAAACCTGTTGATGGACGACAACACTCGTCATTAAAATAAAATACAAGAAAATTGTAATCTTTCTTATTTGGAGCATATTTTGTAGCACTCAACCCAGGAAAGTCTCGGGAAGTGATATCTATTGAAGCAATATCATTCTTTTCATCGAACTTACAATCCTGTTTTGAAAACTCATACACAGTGTTTCCAAATTTAAAAAACAACAACCCAGAATCTGCAGTGAAATTCCACATATGATAATTAAACATAGCAAAGGTGTGACCAGACATAACCGATTTATGGAAATATCCAATGCGATAAGCATTGTCACAATCCTTGTGAGAATAAATAGCACCAATGTGTTTTGACTTTGCAGTATGGGGTATCCAAGTATCTTTACCATAGCCTGTTGTCTTGGCTTCTGGTTTTATAGGTCTAATAGGATCAAGAATAAGCTGTGGAACTTCTTTCTTCTTAATTTCTATTTTCCTAGATTCTGGTTGAAGAACTGTTTTAACAAATGGGAGAGGACCTTCATGAAATTTAGTCATTACTGTCCTAACTGCATCCATCTCAACTGCCCATTTATCCAGAAGTGATCTCTGATTGTCCAACTGAGCAACCATAAAATCCTCAAGGGCCTTTATGCGAGTATCCATTTGAGCCATCAGTGTTTCTGACGCTTTGCGAGAAATATTATAAACCGCTGCAGTATTTTTTGCCTCATAGTTGCGTGCTCGGCCGCCTAAAATATGAGTTC